GTTGATACAGATGGTGGCAATGCGTTGGAAAATTTTTCAAACATTAGAGCAAAATTTATTCCTATGCCCAGATATACCCATTCACCTTCTTTCAATAAATCTGGAATTAAAATTATAAAACCTGATTTAATTTTATATAACCATTCATAACTATAAAAAGCGTAAAACTTTTTTTGTGATGGATTTTCATTTAAAAAATTATATCTTTTGTCTCTAACTACATCAGTCAAAGATTTAACTAGTTTAATTGTTTGAGGTGATAGAGTATATAGATTTACTTCACTATATAAAACTTTGCCTGTACCATAATCGCTGTCTAAATTATAAATAAACGAATTATCTCCTTTTAAAAGTGTGGCAGTGGTATATTTATTTGCAAAAATAGGCGTCAATATATTTGCGTAGCTTTGCGCGTCTTTAATCGCTTGCGCGTTTTCATTAATGGCATTTAAAGCAAAGTTAAGTTTACCAATACGATATATTATATCGTCACTCAAAGCATTCATGTTATCGATCGAAAACGAATTATCCGTGGTTTCCAAGTGTGTGGTGAATTTCGCATCTGATTGCTCCAAATTATTTAAACGCAGATTCGCACTTGTATCGAATATTTCCAAATTATTTAAGCGTTGAACCGAGTTTACATTGCTATTCATCATCTGGATATTAAATTCTTCCAAGTTATCAAGGCGGTCATCGGCGACTATGTCGCTTTGTTTTAGTTTTGAAATTTCACATTTAAGTTGTTTATCACTTTTATAAAGTGATTTAAGGGTGATAGGTTCAGCAGATGAACCCGGAGTGCAAGAGTTAGAATTAACGTTACTCATTATACATTATAAAAATAAAATAATTTTTAAAGAAAATATCATTCATATAAAAATGTGATTTATTATATGAATTAAAAATTTAATGGAATTGTACGACTATTTCAACCTCTTCTTTTTTAATACTTTTAATAGCCGAGACAGATAGTTCTTCTCTCTTCTTTCTAGTTTTAGAATTGTCAATAATACTTTCCTTTCTCTTTGAAGTGCTATTTCGACTATTCATGTCCTTTTCAATGGTTTCATAATTTTCCTCAATATATTCAATAACTTTATTTTCAATAGCCCATTTAAAAAAATTAAGTTGTCCAATAGTTGTTTCGATGCTAGTGCCAGTTTTATAAGGAATACTTATTCTATCCCATCTACAAAAAGGATCAAATCGTTTTTTGCTATAGGCCTTTAATTTCAACTTATAATCGAAATAAACCTTGAAACGAATAATATTTCCGTTTGTTTCGACGATGGGATACAATGTATAATTTTTTTTAGCATAATTGGTTGCGAACCAATCAACGATTCTAAGAGAGATTTTAGACTCGCCTGTAATAATTTTAAGCATTCGGGTTAAATATTTCTCATCTTTATAAAAGTCCATTAAATTATTCAATAATAATTCATTTTGCGTTATATAATTGGCGTTTAAACTCATTATGTTAAAATCCCAAAAACATATTTAAGTTCTTTAAAAAGTAAATTATATTACAAAATATAATTACAAAATATAATTACAAAATATAAAATATATATTATATATAAAATGTCTGACTTTATGACAACGTATTTTGGACCTTTAGACAAAGGCGCATGCATTTATTTTCTTTTTTTAACTATGTTTTTCTTCGCTCTTTTAGTTATCGCATTATTTACTGAGTTGCTTTTCGTAATTAAGAATTTTAGGCAATTAAATTTTAGAGTGTTTTCAAATGGTGTGCTTTTGTTGTTTAATATTTTTGTTGTCTACTTTGTCAACCGATTATTATACACTATGTGCAGTAAATCTTTAATTTAAAGTTTAACAACTACTGCTATTTGAAGCGCTTGCTTTCGTTTGTCCCTGCGTTGTATTGACAGGTTTTAAAAATTGGTCTCTAATGGATATATCATCGATATAATTATTTTGCCCTAAAAATGGATTAAACCCAATTTGTTGCGTTAATGCTCTGTCTGCTATTTTAGAGTCTAATGATTCTCTCTTATTAGAAACTTTAAAACCATTTCCATATACATCTTGGTTCATTATTTCCCAAGTATTTTCATCGTGGTTTAACGACGTTGTATATGCGTCATTTTCAATTTCTTTACTTAATTGCTTATTTTCAATTTGTTCTTGATGTTTATATCTTCTGGTTCTTTCGTAAGGTTCTCCTTTGGTCCATTTCCACTCCATGAATAATTAATATATTTATATTTATTAATTATAAACTTATTTTATCGAAAAACTTATTTATTTTGGTGAAAAATAATATGTTTTCAAACTTTTACGATATTCAGTTGTTTTGTGAATAAAAACTTTTCATCTGTTCGCCTACGTCGTTTTAAATTGCATTCTAAACACGCTAAATGAAAGTTGTCTATGTTGTGTCCCATATCGTTGTCAATTCTGTCTACAGACCATTGTTTCATTTCTCTCGAAATGTCATATAGCACATTCATTTCTAATTTACAATAACGACATTTCAATTCGCACTCAATCATTTTATTTATAACGGACATAAATGTGAGGAAATAGTTTTCATCGAGCATTTTTTTAAGTTTATCCTGCTGTTTATAACCGCTAATTTTCTTATTTATTTCCTGTATGGCTATTTTTGAAACATCATTCGTATAATTATAATGATTATTTGATATATCGATTATCATCTGTATTTGGTTAGAATAATCCATATTTTCTTTATCGAAATCCCATTTCTCGCTTGCGACACGTTTTTTAATTTCCTTATTTGCTTTGTGTTCGGTCATTAATTTTTTCATATGATATTTATTGGTTGTTCCGGTTATATTAATTTTTTTAGATTTTTCTTCAAGGTCCAATGTGTCCGACATGTATGATATATTTTATATATAATAATTTTTTAAACTGATATAAAACAATTCTAATAAATATATATTTTGTTAAACAGAGTTAAACTTAATTTTATATAGTAATATATAAATGGAAGAAAACGCAAACACAACGGCTATAGACGATTGTCATGAACTAAAAAACATAAAATATAAAACAATGCTTTTAAATGGCGTGCCATTGTTTGAAACAAAATCATCCGATAATATTTCAAACCTCGATAAGTTTTTAGAAACGGAGAAAAATAATAATAATAATGAGCCCTGGTGCAAGCTGAATAAAACAATGAAAATTAAAAAGTTATGTGATTTTGTAGAAATATATGGTAAACAAAATAAACTGAGCGATGAAGAAACGAAGCAAATGACCATATTTTTAAAAGATAGTCTTGACAAAAAGAAGTTGTCAAGAGTAAAAGACGTTATTTACGATAAAATCACTGGAATAGTGAAAGAAATCCCCGCGCTAATATACACGAAATCCAATAAGCATTTTACGTTGAAAAACATCGATAAACGCGTTTCTACCTTAAAATCGCTAGCTCCCAAAAAAGCGAATGTGACCATTCGTCATAAAGAATTACAAGAAATTAACGATAATGACTCTGAAAGTGAAGAGGAAGAAAAATAATAATATTTTATTGTCAATTTGTAATATAAAATATTATATTAAAAACATATAGAGTAATATATATAAAGGTATGATGCTCTCGGAATTAGAAGAACTTGAAGAAATTATAGACGAATTAATATTTGAGGATGAACCAAATATATTTAATGATGAAACCGCAATTGAATTGGTTGAAACCGCAATGCATTTAATGGACGAATACGTAGAGAATAATCCGCACGTTATTTCAGAACCGGAGTTTCATTATATTTTACTAGAGGAAATAAAGGACATATTTTACGTTCAAATGGAAGAACAAATAGAAACATTACATAATGGTGAAGAGATTAAAGAAGACATGTATGAACTATTAGAAGATGCTATTAAAATTTTTATTGCGAATTTTTATCCGGATAAATTGCGATACGTAAATTTTAATAATGATGATGATGATGCTGAAGAAGACGAAGACTTTCAAGAAAACGCCGTAGATACACAAGAAATAAAAGAAATAGAAACAAAAATGGAAGAAGAAGACATGAATATTATTGAACAAAAAATTCAAAAATTGAGAGAAATACCGCAACCGGTTCAGAGAACGCCAGAATGGTATAAATTTCGCTGGAATTTAATTACTGCTAGCAACGCTTGGAAGGCGTTAGAAAGTCAAACAACCATCAACCAAATTATTTACGAAAAATGCTTGCCATTAAAAGTCGATTCGTTAGAAGGTGAAGAGGAGGTTAAAATGGTAAATACAAATACGCCATTGCATTGGGGACAAAAATATGAACCATTATCGGTAATGATTTACGAAAACAATAATGGTACAAAGGTAGAAGATTTTGGTTGTATTCAACACGACGTATACAAGTTTTTAGGTGCCTCTCCAGATGGCATAATTATTAATAAAGAATCTCCTCGTTATGGTCGAATGTTGGAAATAAAAAATGTGGTAAGTCGCGAAATAACTGGAATCCCTAAAAAGGAATATTGGACGCAAATGCAACTTCAGATGGAAGTCTGCGACCTGGATGATTGTGATTTTTTAGAAACAAAATTTATAGAATATCCGGATTATAGCGCGTTTCAAAACGACACTTTAGATGAACAAAACAAATGTTTATCGAAAGACAAAAAAATAAAGGGTGAAATAATTCACTTTCATACTAAAGAAGGAAAACCATATTACGCTTATAAACCGATTGCATGTACAAGTCAAACCGATATAGATGAGTGGGAAAACAAAACGCTAAACATATATGAAAACCAACCATATAACTATCTGTATATGAAAACCATTTTTTGGAAATTAGAAGTGATTAGTTGTGTATTGGTTTTAAGAAACCGCGAATGGTTTAAAAATAACATTGGACAATTGGAAAAAGTTTGGAGAACAATCGAAACAGAGAGAGAAACCGGTTATGAACATAGAATTCCGAAAAAAAGAAAAGTAGAAGCGTCATCTATAAAACCATTTTTCGAGAAAGAATCTCAAGGGTGTCTACTTAAATTCAATAAAATAATTAAACTAGATGACCCGATCAATCCGGAATCTTAGTGTGAAAAGTTTAATAGAGAATATTTTGCATATCGGTTTTGAATTGGTGTAAATTTACGTTTGTGTCAAAATATCCAACGCGTGTCCCGCAATTAGGGTTAAGTTGCTCCAATACTTGTACGTTATTGTTTCCTGTATTTTTATTGTAATATAAAGCATCGCACATTCCAGCGGGCATGCAAGTTGTTCCCTCATCTGGATTATTCGGATATCTTCGGTTATTTGTTACTTGAGCATAGGACCCTAATTCAACAATAGGATAAGATTGCCAAATATCATTGGAGGTTTTATTTGAGAGCTCATTTTTTCCTATTGGTGGATAAGTATCTTGAACTAAAACTTTTGTTTGAGCATCAGGAAAATTACCATTCGCTTCTGCTAAAGTATATTTTGTATAACCTTCAATAGATTTTGATAAATTAAAAAATAATGGTAAACCTAATGCTAATATTATAAGTAGGATTAAAAACATAAATTGTTTCATATATATTTATAATATATATTTATATATTATAAATTGGTTAATTTTGTTTGTTTATATTTTAATGATAATAATTTAAAACTAAGAAGTTAATATATATAATCATATGGACAATTCAATTGAGATGCGAGTCATTAAACGTAATGGAGAATTAGAAGACCTTTCATTCGACAAAATTTTAAACAGAATTCGAAAATTAGGTCAGGAAGCAGGAATACAAATTAATTATCAATCGTTGATTATGAAAGTGATTGACCAATTATACGACAAGATCTCTACCACTAAAATCGATGAACTGGCAGCCGAGCAATGCGCCGTTATGTCAACGAATCATCTTGATTATGCGAACCTTGCCGGTAGAATAGTAGTTTCAAATCATCAAAAAAACACTGAACCCTTATTTTCGTCAGTAGTTGAAAAATTATATAATTTTACGGATATTCATGGTGTAAATAAACCGCTGGTTTCAAATGCCTTGAGAGATTTTACACAAAAACATATGGAAACCATTAATAATATGATAGACCACAATAGGGATTATTTAATTGACTATTTTGGGTTTAAAACATTAGAGCGTGCCTACTTATTCAAAATTGATAATAAAATAATTGAAAGACCACAGCATATGTGGATGCGCGTTTCCATTGGTATTCATTATGAGAATGAAACCAATTGTGAAAATCTGGAAGAAACATTGCGGTTGATTAAAGAGACGTATGACTTAATGTCTCAAAAATATTTTACCCACGCTACGCCAACATTATTTAACGCTGGTACGCCTAGACCGCAATTATCGAGTTGTTATTTAATTGCTATGGAGGATGATAGTTTGGACGGCATTTATGATACATTACATGATTGTGCACGCATTTCTAAATATGCAGGCGGGATTGGGCTTCATATCCACAACGTAAGAGCAAATGGTTCGCATATTCAGGGAACAAATGGCACGTCGAATGGTCTTGTCCCTATGTTGCGTGTATTTAATAATACTGCTCGCTACATTGATCAAGGTGGGAAGCGCAATGGTTCATTCGCCATTTATTTGGAACCTTGGCACGCGGATATTGAAGATTTTTTGGAATTAAAGAAAAACCACGGAGACGAAGAATTGAAAGCGCGCGATTTATTTTATGGTTTATGGATTTCAGATTTATTTATGGAACGTGTAAAAAGCAATGGTAAATGGGGTTTAATGTGTCCTCACGAATGCCCAGGTTTGAGTGATGTATATGGCGAGAAATTTAATCAGCTTTATGAGAAATATGAGTCGGATGGAAAAGCACGTAAGACAATGAACGCACGTGATTTATGGTTTAAGATTTTAGACGCGCAAATGGAAACTGGTACGCCCTATATTTTATATAAAGATGCTGCTAATTTTAAATCAAACCAACAAAACCTCGGTACAATTAAGAGTTCAAATTTATGCTGTGAAATTTTAGAATACTCAGACGCAAATGAAACCGCCGTGTGTAATTTAGCGTCTATCGCATTACCCGCTTTTGTAGATACTAAAAACAGAACATTTGACTACGATAAATTACACGATATTACTAAGGTAATAACGAATAATTTAAATAAAGTAATCGATATTAATTTTTATCCAACAGATAAAACACGTATTAGTAATTTAAGACACCGACCGATTGGCATTGGTGTCCAAGGGCTAGCAGACGTTTTTATTATGATGGATTTGCCGTTTCATTCAGATGAAGCAAAAGTGTTGAATAAATTAATTTTCGAAACGATATATCACGCCGCATTGGAGAAAAGCAATGAATTATCAATTAAACGTAAGGACAAAATTCAAAAATTATTTTCAGGACCTCGTTTTGAATTATTGGATTATGTCTCAAAATACGAATATTCGATTTTAAAAAGAACAAATGAAAACCTACTTGGAGCATATACTTCATTTGAAAATTCCCCCTCCTCAAAAGGCGTTTTACAATTTGATATGTGGAACGTGGAACCTTCTGATAGATATGACTGGACGAGTTTGAAAGAAAGCATCCAAACGTATGGACTTAGAAATTCATTATTGGTTGCTCCAATGCCAACCGCTTCAACGTCGCAAATTTTAGGGTACAACGAGTGCTTTGAACCTATTACCAGTAATTTATATAGTCGCAGAACGTTAGCGGGAGAATTTGTTGTAGTTAACAAATATTTGATGAAAGAATTAATTGAACTCGGACAATGGAATGAACAGACAAAGAATAATATTATTGCGAATAAAGGTTCTATTCAACAACTGACTATATTACCTGAACACGTAAGAAACAAGTACAAAATTGTTTGGGAGATTCCAATGAAGCACTTGATTGATATGTCGGCTGATAGAGGGGCATTTATTTGCCAAAGCCAGAGTCTTAATTTATGGATAGAAGACCCTACCTATAACACATTGACTTCAATGCACTTCTATTCATGGAAAAAGGGTCTTAAGACAGGGATTTATTATTTAAGAAGAAAGGCGAAACATCAAGCGCAGCAATTTACGATAGAGCCTGAAGAAAAATCAGAAGAAACGAAGGAAGAAATTTGTGAAATGTGTTCTGCTTAAAAATATTAAAATCCAAATAAATCCAATAAATCCAATAATTTTTAATTTATATACTCATATTATATAAATTACAATGAATGATCTTCAAAAACGTTTTTTACTTTTTTTAATAGGTTGCATAGGAACACGTTCCATATTCATGTTAATTGCAAAAAACATAGGAATTAAATATTTGCCATATCTAGGTTATATTGCCTTGGCACCGGCGATCGGGTTTATGTATATTTATTTAACTGGTTCAAGAAAAACCGGCGCGGAAGTTTTTGGTGAAAAAATATGGTGGAATGACTTAAGACCACTTCATTCGTTATTGTATTTTTTATTTGCTTACAATGCCATTATGGGTAATCAAAACGCGTGGACATATTTATTGGCGGACGTTTTGATAGGATTGATTAGTTTTTTGGTTTTTCATTTTATGAATGGTGATTTTCAAAAATTGATGAATAATAAATAAAACACATTATTAAGATAAATAAAAAATATATTATTTACTTTTTGTATTTTTTGATTTGTGTTTTTTAGTTATTTTATTTTTTTTATTTTTACCTGTTTTTTTATTTTTATTTTTACCTGTTTTTTTAGTTTTGTGGTTTTTATTTTTTCCACCAAATCCCAAAAATTTTCTTCTATTTGTAGTTCCTAATGGACGATTTAAACCATATTGGGTATTTCCTTTTGTAACATTAAAATATAAAAATTTCATAGATCTACTAGGATTTGAAAAATCGCTACAGGAAGGATTCATCACAAATTTATAAAAATTTTCAGAAGGAATTTTAATAGACCCATTATTGCCCCAACCACTTCCCCAAGTGTTTAAAATAGTTACATAATTAGGTTCCCAATGTGTAATTATTACAATATGAGCCATTATCGGACCAATACACTCTTTAGGTAGTGCTGGAGAAATATCAAAAATACCACTACGATTAATTGTGGGTGCCTGGTTTATAGGCATAGCAAATGTGAATCCTACATACATATTATTTGCTAACGCCGCTTTAGCACCTTCAGGAAATTGTGTAATCCAATTTTTTTCATAAGATTCAGAAGCGTCGTTTAAAGATAATAATTCTTTTTCTTGATCAACCTCAATTTCATTTCCACCTATAAAACTAATATATTCGAGAATTAACGCTCTAGCCTTGGCATCAATTGGTTTTGAAATAATATAACCATTTGGCTTGTTTTTTGAATATTCCGTGCCATCTAGAATTTCATACTTCAACCTATACAGGTCATATGGTGTTTCCGCAAATCTCGCCAAAATAATCTCAGGGTCACCCCCATTACATCCATATTGTTTTTTTATAGTAAATAATGTATAATAAAACAGAATCATATGATTATATCGTTTATTAATAGGACATATATTTGAAGAAAGAACATTGCGAACCAAATTTAAATCTGTACTATCACTAACAAAACAATTTTTATATTTTTCTATATTTGTTGATGTTTTATTGTTATAAAGCAAGTTTGATTCATCAGGTGTAATTGTAAAATAGGTTGGAATCATTTGCGTAATTAATCTAGTAATTAATCTAGCAGAAGCATATGCGAAACATGATCCTTCGCTTCTTTGATCTTCAGCGCCAATAGAACTAGTTCTATTAATAGGAATTGAATTAGAAGCGTTATATATATCGTCTTTATTAATTGATATGGGATTGGAACGTGGTCTTGTTATTATCTCTTCTTGAAATGAATCATCATTAATGTCTTCATCTAAATCATGTGAATTATACATCTTATATAATATATATATTATATATAATATATATAATATATAAAATTTAAAATAAATATTTAAAAATTAATTTAAATATTTATCTATGGGAAATTCTCAATCCATTCAAAAAATTAACTATGAAGATATTCAGTACGTTATTAAAAATTCTGAAGCATATCTTTTAATAAATACGTTAAGTGAATTAGAACAAGATTGTTTAATAAAGAATACAATAAATATAAATAAAGAAACGGACTTGATTAATAAATTTATTAAAACGGGAAATAAAAATATTAAAATCATTATTTATGGTCGAAATTGTAATGACGAAAAAATTTACGCCAAATATAATCAATTGAATTCGCTTGGGTTTTATAATATATATGTATATCCTGGAGGACTATTTGAGTGGCTTATGTTGCAGGATATATATGGTCAAAATGAGTTTTTGACAACAAAAAAAGAAATGGATATTTTAAAATATAAACCCACCAAGGTATTAAATATTCAAATGCTTGAGTATTGATTTTTTATATGCTTGTTTTTTTGGTTTTCGAATGTCCATATTTATATTTTTTTCTCGATTTATTTGCTAAAATAAACGCTTTCTTTTTATGGCTACAACCATTTTTTATGATATCATAATCAACGGCCGCTGATTTACCCGCAGTTAATGAACTTGCCAATCGTGCTAATCCCCATGATTGTGGCGTTTGGTTTGGTCTTGAACCAGATGAGTAATACGCACCTTCCCCTTTTTTCACAATTTTATTTAACGCTTCTAACGTACATCCGGTTTTTAAAGATAATTCTTTGTTGGGTGTTATATTTTGTATGTTATATATTTTACGAGCGTTCATTATATGGTTTGATTTTTTGTTTTTATAAGATGATACGTTTTTACGCGTATAGTATTTGTGTTTTTTATATAAGTTTTTTGATTTCATTAACATTGTAAATTGTTTTTTTTTATCTTTTTTTGTTAACTTTTTTGGCAAATATCTCATTGGAAATTTAATGTTATTCATTTACTATATCTTTATATAAAAAAATGTTTTATATAATTTACTACAAAGGCGTATTATTTTTATTTATTTGTGTAATATATAATCCATTACAGCTATATTTGACAACTGGTCAGCGCGTTTATTGAATTTTCTGTCAACGTGTTGATAATGTATTTTTTCAAAATACTTTTCAAGCTGCTTCGCTTTATCATAAAGTTCAATTAAATTCGGCGAATTACAATTATATGTGCCTATCATTTGATTTATTACGAGTAAGCTATCGCCTTCAACCAAAATATTTTTAATATTTAATTTCTTGGCTTGTTGAAGTCCAAGAATAAGTCCGGCATATTCCGCATGATTATTTGTAAATTTCTCTCCCACAAAGAATTGATCGCCCCATATTTCTTCGTTCTCTTCATATATAACCGCTCCTGCGCCTGATAATCCAGGATTCCCTTTGCTACAACCATCAAAATTCATTTTAAATTGAAATAGTAGTTTTTGTTTATCGCCTTCAGTTTTTATAGTTGATTTAATTTGAGGAAACATATTATGATATAACGTTAAATATTTTTATGTGTTTATTTATTAATTCATTTTATTCTTTTATTTCAATTTTAAAATATAATTAAACCATTTAAATATATTTTATTAACTAATATAAAGAATGTTATATTGGATCCTATTTTTCTCTCTATTTTCGAATATAATATTGGCTGATACCGAATGCCCGTACGTTTCTTCTGGCGGCGATAGACGCAAGGATAAAAGTAAATTGCGTTTAGTTCAATACAATGTTGAGTGGTTGTTTATTGATTACTATATGAATATGGATTGCCCTGGCAATGGATGTACTTGGAAAACCCTATCGGACGCACAAACGCATATGGATTACGTTGTCAACGTAATTAAAGAAGTTGACCCAGATATAATTAACTTTTGTGAGGTGGAAGGATGCGATGAATTAAATATGTTAAAGGACCAATTAGATGGAACGTATGTACCCTACTTAAAAAAAGGAACTGATACTAGCACGGGGCAGAATGTTGGGCTTTTGACGCGCGTTGACCCCATTATAAATTTATATAGAACAGAAGAAAAGCATAATTATCCTTTAGTAGGGTCTAAGTGTGGTTATACTGGTTCACAAGGATCTTCTGGCGTTAGTAAACATTACATAACGGAATTTAAGTTTAATGGAATGAATGTGGCATTTATTGCAGCACATTTTATTGCGATTCCAACTGACCCAGCAAGGTGTGCGCAGAGAGAAGCGCAAGCGTCCGTTTTACAAACTATTATTTCTGATTATATTTTTAAGAAGTATGAAGTCATTGTGTTGGGAGATTTTAACGATTATGATGCCGAAACTTTAGATGTCAATAGCGATAAACCGACGTCTATTGTCTTGGATATTTTGAAAGGATTTAAAGGAGACCTTGCTGGTAAATATGAACTACATAATATTGCCGAACAAATTCCTCAAAATGAGAGATATAGCGACTGGTGGGATTCCGATAATAATTGTAATACTACTTCAAAAAATGATTATTCCATGATAGATCATATTCTAGTTACGGATGCTATAAGAAAAAACGTAGAGAATGTTTTTATATACCATGGATACGATGAATATTGTGGTAAATATGACTCCGACCATTATCCGGTCATAGTTGATTTAACTATGTAAAAAGCGTGCTTTTATAAATAATGTATTCTTATATATTATTTATTTAGAGATTTTATAAAATTTATATATATATTATATAATGGACGAAGCAAAACTCGCCAGAGCTATGCGTAGACGCGGAAAAGAAACGTCAGAGGCAGAACGAATTGAAAATCAGCGCATTTTAGACGAATATAAAAATATGGGTTTTCCTGATACTGACATTGGAAAGACTGATATTA